GTAGCTTTATTTGTACCTAATTTTAGTGATTTTACTATACCAGAAGTTTCATCTATTTTGAATGCATCTGCTTTATCGTTTTCTAAACTCCATGCAAATGTTGCTGGTGTTGCTACATCTCCAACATATAAAATTGCGGTAAATTGTGTTGTTTCACCAACTTCAGATAATGTAAAATTTGTTGGTGTAATTTGAATACGTGAAATTATTTGAATAGGTGCTTCTGGTAGTGGTGGGGCTGGTGGTGCAGTTGGCACCTGTGGAACAACTACAGGTGTTGCTGCTACACTAAAGGTTAATGCCCCTTCCAATGTTCCGGCTGAAAGTGTTTCTAATTGTGCTGTGTCGTATTCTACCGTTATCGATATTGATTCGTTTGGTTGTAAAATAAACGAAGATGGGGTAAGTATGATAGCAGCATTATTCGAGATAACTGTTGAAGTTAATACATAATTTGATGCTATATTTGTCGCAACAAATGTACGAACATCAATACTACGAGTTCTTAACTTGTACGTATTGAGTAATTGAGTAGTATTTAGTTGTAAATAATCTGCTGCGTTAGCCATATTTTACCTCGTAATATTAAACAGGGGTTGTATAAAATACAGTATCACCTGTGAATAATCTCAAATTTGTATTTTTTAATGCTTTATCCACTGCCTTTTGAACTAAAATTAACAATTCACTTTCTTGTAATCTATCAAATTGTTTTGAATTTTTTGTATTTTCCAAGAGTGAAAGAAATTCATCGTAAATAGCTTCGTTCAAAACTCGTATAGTAGCGAACAAATTATCATTAGCATCAGGTTGTATGTCTGATAATTTTGTTATTATTTCTGGGTCTACATCTTCTAATTTTTGTATTACATTAGATGTAAATGCCAATATTTCATCTGGACCTGGTGCCTGTTGATCCTCAGTAGACGTTGGATTATCGACAACAAGTATATCTGCCAAAATACTCGCTGCGGTGGCTCTTGGCACACTTGGTTGGGTAAACTCAAATAATTCGCTTACTTCTACATCAGTAATATTTGATGCGACAAATCCCAAACGTAATTCTGTTCTAGACGTAGACACTTCTTCTATAATCATCTTTGGATTATTATAGGCGCCTATTTCATTAGAAAATAGATTTATAGAAACGGTATATGTACCTGGTGGTACTAATAACCCAAGTTCTTTCTGTACTCTGGTCATATCCACCACTATCTTTTCATCTTCTGTCCCATCTGGAAGTAGTATTGTTCTTCCTGAAATTATACCTGTATTTACTGGGATGATCACTGACCCAACTAAATTATTAGATGAGTCATAAAAATGCATTTCTATATTATCATCTTGGTCAAACCCAAACTGTCCCGGTAATCTACCAAATATAACTTCTGTATCATTTTCTCCTTCCGCTAAACGAGAAACTGAAACTACCTGTGGATTACCAGGAATAAATTGGACATAATTTTCTTGAGTTGGCATTAATTACAATCCTTATTTAATATGCTTTCTAATTTTTCTGCTGTTCTCTTTAGTACTTTTAATGCTTGTTCTTTTTTCATAGGTGCAAATCCTTTTGGAACAAATTGTTTTGCACCTGCTAAATCTGCAACTACGGCAGTCGCTGTCGTAACTGCGAGAGCTCCAACAGCTCCAGCAGTTAGTGCTAATGATGCTCCAGCAGTAAACGGTGCTGCTACTACACCAACCAATGCTGCCAAAAATCCATTTTTAAGAACACCACCAACTATTTTTCCAAACAATGTTTGTTTTGATATTCTATAGGTAGTTGGGACTCCACTTTTTGTTTGTAGTATTGTTGTTGGGCTGGCTTCTTGTGCGGCAATATCTTCTTTTACTAATTTTAACTTAGCTTCTGTGTCTGCCCGTGATACTTTACGTTCTTTCTTTTTACCAATACCACGGAATCCTTTCTTACCCTTTGCTACTGTAATAAACTTACATTTACCTTCTTCGTCGGTTCCTTGTTGTATAGATCCTTCAATCTGTTGAATACCGTCGTTAAGTAAGTCGATTGCTTTATTTACCGTATCTATACCCAAAACTTTTTTATTGCCAGGAATTCGTGGAATACGTTGTATCAAATCATCTTCTGTAACTTCAGGTGATGGGTCAATAATGTCGTCAGCTCCATCGGTGACTCCAGATACATCGGACAATCCAACAAAATCTAATGCGGCTAGTTCATCTTCTTCTTCTGGTGTTATTATTGATGCTGGATCTGGTTCTTCTGCTGGTAGCGTTTCTGCAAGACCTTCATCAATTTCTGCATCTGCTATATCAGCTGCTTCCGTATCCCCATCTGCAATCGCTGCTGCAAAGTCATCTAATGCCATTGCTGCTTGCATTGCAGCTTCACGTTGTCCACGTAATGTTGTTAAATTTGGGTCATCATCAGGAAGTTCTAAGTCGTCAAACAATTCTCTAAAAAAGTTATCAATTGGGATGTCCAGGTATTGATCACTTTGCACAGAAAATGCATAAAATTGCGGATTAGTAATGTCTTTTGCACCAATTGGCATTTTTACTACTGGTATATTTCCTGCCGTGTATTCCACAACACTTTGACTTGGTAATCCTAATACATCAGCTCTACTAGTTGCTATATTGCGTGGTGTAAAAAACTGCGATTCAGCAATAAACTGAATGGTTTCACCAGATGTTAACGGAATATCTAACACCAAATCCGAAGAACCTGTGTTGTATTCAGATACCTGTACTATTGTTTTATTTATAGAACTGAGAATTGCCATATTACTTTACTTCCGCAACTGAGAGTTGTTTGTCCATCGTCATATTTTGTAAGTTTGCTAACTTATCCATATATCCTGCTCGTCGTAACAACTTAAACGCAAGATTTTCGGTAGAAAATTCTCCACCTTTTTCTAATCCTGATTGTCTAAACTTACCCAACTTGTCTTTAAACTTTTCTATTTTTTTATCAAGACCATCTAATTGACCAGCCTTGTATTGATTTACTAATTGGTCAAACATACCCACAAAATATCGCACCTTGGTCATTACGTCTTGTTCGTCATATACTGGTGTTTCTTTCTTTGGTTCTTTAATCCACTTGTTTTTTAGCACACTATATAAACCCGTTGCTATATGTGGTGAACTTTCATCTTCTGCGTATACTTCTACATCGTATCCTTTAACAGTGATATCATGCTTGTCGTTCCACTTTGACTTTGCTAACAAGAACAATTGTGATAGTACTTCCTTATCCTTACCAAAATCAAATAATAAATGAAGGTCAACATCTGAGTACTTTGAGTAGTTATAGTTCGCTAAACTACCTGTAAACACGATATCTTTAATCTTTGGTTTGTTTTTTAATTCAATAGTATCGTAAAACTCTTTTGCAATCTTCATAAGAGCTGCCCGAAGTTTTGGATTCAGTTTATCTTCTGGTGTCCAAAACTCTCTATTCAAGTCAGATTGTACCTTGAATGTTTTTAGTAAATCATCAAACGTCATCTTACTTTACCAAGAACGTAAACACTTCTGGTATTACGTTAATATCCGAGCTGCCATTATTAATTTCTATGTCAACTGAGTAATTTCGGTTCTTATACAAATTAGAGGTATCTAATACAAAGAATGACCCCGTTGCATCACAACTCAACTTTGCAAATTCATCACCTGGTAGGACTGTTGTACCTGCTTGTCTATCTACAACACTAAAGAACGATGATGTTGGTAAATAATATACATTTTTATATCGTAGTGTTGCATCAAAATTCTTTTGCGGATATTTATCCCGTACAACTAAACGTACTTTTTCTTTTGACCCACGTACATATGTTTCCTTTACATTTTTTGGTACTACTTCAATATCAAATGTATTAGGAATTTGTTTAAGTGATCCTGTGGTGAACGTGGAGTCGTCCCAAGCTACTTCCAATGTGGGTTGATAAATAGTGTGTGTTTGTTTAGAGAAAAACTTAATATTACCTTCATTAGTGTGATCTGTTTCTGATGCGGTTGCAAATCTAATCAATAGACCATTAAAGTCTAGTGATTGTGACACAACTGGTCGCAATATTGACGATACATCTATGCGTAAATCTTGCATTGGATATTCATTTATTATAACACTTTTTGATGGTGTCGCATAAAAATCACAACCAAGCGCACTCCATGATAGCGCCGCTGCGGCATTACTGCCACTCCATGTTGCTCCATCGCGTGGATTTACATTTTGTTGAATAAAGTATCCACTTCCTTCTACCCAAGAACCTGAAATTTTGTGTACTTTTAGTTCTTGCGAATATGGTAATTTAGATGCATTTGCTACTTTTAAATTCAAATGATAAGATGCTGTATTTGGGAATGAACCGCTGTTTGTAATATTAAAATTAATTAACGTGCGTGCTGCACTTGCGCTATATGCAATGCCTAAATCTTCTGATTTTGCAACTTTACCGACTTCTATAATTTCGTCTAATCCAGCATTATTTACTGGATATCGTTGGTAAACAGTTGTATCTGCGGAGGCGGTTAGTATAATTCTCATTGTCTTGCACTTCCTACAATATCATCTTCTGGATATCTAATTTCAAATATGCATGGGTCTAGTGATGGATATATTACACCATCTGAAGTTGCCTCTAATAAATCATAACGATATGGTTGATAATCTCTACCATCTTTAGAAAAATATTTATTGATAAATTGTAATGAATTTACACTTTGTACACCATCTTGTGCATTTAATAATAAAGATAAATCACCTAAACGAATTGGTTGATTAATACCCCACTTATCAATATTAAAGTAATCTTTAATAGCACCCAGACATACAGCTACCACATCACTCATATTATAATTTTTAAATACAGTAATATCGAAATTTACACCGATATTGACAACAAACGCATCAAGTATATTTACTTGGTCTGTTAACATTCGATATTGTGATAGATATTGCTTTAAATTAGATTTTACTAGTGAATTTAGTGTGGTAATTTTCTTACTTTGATTGTATCCAAGAACATACAAATTAATTGCATTAGGTTTTGGATTATTTTCTACGTATTGTCTAATGTTTTCATCCTGTTGTTCTGGTGAAGTTGTTTCTTGTATTTTACTTTGTAAACTATCTGAGATAGCGAATACTTTGGCAATTGCACCAAATTTTGATGGCATTGCTAGTGTTCTCGCTTCATAGTCTCTACGAGTTACTATACGATTTTGTGCGTTGTAACTCGCTAAAGCACGTTGTCTAATTTCTTCGATAGCTTCACCATCTTGTCCACCTGTGGCTGGCATTTCGTTGAATACGGTAATAGTACCTACTATCTCATTAAATAAATCAAGTTCTGTTTGGTTTAGTTCTGTTGTTCTATTAAGAACATTCATTTGTCCAACCTGTACAATCGTTCCTGATGCTACATTACTATTGACCCCACCACCAGTAAAATATGTCACAGTTAATGTTGTGTTAGATGGTGCTAACCCAAAATTGTCAGTGTTTAGCAAATCGGTATTACTTAATGACACACTCGCAAGCCGTCTGTTGTTCAGCGAACCATACTCTGAGTTGGCTACTTGTTGGGAATCTAAATAAACAATATCTTCTGATACATTACCTTTACCAGAACCAAATATTAGCTGTGTTTTTTTGTCCGTACCCAATCTCGTTACGAATCTACGTGGTACTGATTTATATTTTAAACAATATTGTGGACTTATTGATTCACTTACTGACGCCGTGTACGACACTGCACGATCCTCAACAATTGTGTCTTGCGCTAAATAATCCACTTCATAAAATTGATTATTGTTTGAGTCCACTACACTATTAATTGCTGTTACATTTGTGTCTGCCATTGTAATTGTTGAAAATTTTTCAGGACTACCAAATGTAAATGTTTCTTGACGAATATCACCAGCTATTACTTTAACTTTTTTGGTAACTAAATATGACAAAGGTAAAAGAGTTTCATTATCTAAAACTCGTGGAACTATAACTCTGTTTATTGGGTCTGCAAAATCTACTAGCTCTATTGTTCTAAATGTTACTACTTGTGGTGGTAATGTTGATACTGTAGAATTTTTGTCTATTTTTAATAAGTAGGTTTCATCAGGAATGTAACCGTCTGCAGAACCAAGTGCTGGAACCACTTGTGATATCAATATTTCTGCTGTTGCAGGCACTATAGTTTTTGGTTTGTATCCTAATGCTTGTGCTATAGAAATAACGTTTTCTTCCTCTTCTGCGTAAGCTAATAAGTTTTCTTTAAACTGGTTATCAACATAAAATGATAACACATCACCAACATAAGCAGCGAGTTCCAACATAATCATACCTGGGTTTGCTTCGTTAAAATCCGTCCAGGTTGTTGGATAATAGTTTTTAATAAAGGTAATAAGGTCACCCTTGAAGTCAACGAATGACTTATTAAGGTAACTTACTTCCTTAGGTGCTACAGATAGCTTATTTAAGACATTATTGGTTGTAGCCATTATGCTTCTCTAATAAAAATTACGTGTTGTTGTTCTTCCAGACACAGCTAAATTTCCACTAACTGTGTTTCCTGCTCCAAGTGTTAGTTGTACTTGGTCTGATACCAATGGGTTGTTGACAAACCCATAACTAACATACAAATTTATGGAGTTATCATTTAAAAATGTTTCATCATTAGTAATTCGCACTTGTTGTAGTTTTAAATATGGCATAAATGTATTTACTGCTTCGAATACAAAATCTCTTGCCAAATCTTGTATCGGTCCATCTTTTTGTTCAAACAGTAGTAACCATAAATCGCAACCAAACGCAGGATTTGATATACGTTCACCCTTTTTAGTTAAAATTAGATTTATAAATTTTGACTTTTCGTTTTCCAAAGCATCATTTGTGGACTGGAAAAATCCACGAGTGCCTCTGTTTAATGGAAGCGTTTGACCTAAACCAATAGTTGCCATTTTACTTACTTAATCCCATCTTTTTCATCAGTGCACTATAATCTTTGGTAATAGCTTCGACTGCTGGTTTTAATAATGGGTCGTTTAAATTTACACCTTGTGGCATGTTTTGTGGGAGAACCATATTGTTGGTGGTTGCTGTGATAGTATCTCCGTGACGTTCTAATCCCATCAACGCTGCTAATCTTGTACGGTCAATCTTTGATTTGGTTGGAGTAGCAACAGTTTCATTAACTTGTTGTGCTCCTTTGATTTGAGACACAGCTTCACCCAATAGTTCTGGAAGAATTCTGTTGACTTCCTCTTCTACTATGGTTCTAATGTATGCTTTTAATAATGTTTTGTCCATAAATTTTCTCCTAAAAAATATAACCGTTAAAACCCCTTTACTTAAATATCAAAAGATATTGAATTTAAACGATTTATTTGCTCCAAGTACCACTAACAGTTACTTGAAAAAATTCTCTATTGTCATCGTTAATCATCACAAACTTTTTAGAAGTTGTAGGAAATCCGTTATTTGACTTAATATAAACAAATCCCAACTCCCTTGCCTTATTTTCGACTAAATTCAGTGCTGCATCAAAGGCGACTGACTCCAATCTCCTTATTGATGTAGCGGATATCACATCACCACGGACAGATACTATATCATCCGGTATAGATGTGTAGTAATCTATTTCTCTTGTACTTCTGATTAATCTTGCTGGTGGTCGAGTTGGTGCTGGTTGTGGAGTTGGTGCTGATGGTGGTGTTGATACTGGTGGTGGAGTTTGTACTGGTTGTGGGGCTGGTGCTGTTATTGGTTGTGTTAAACTGCTTGGTGTACCTACCATTGTTATTGACTGTTGTTGGATTACTACTGGTGCTAGCGTTGACTGAACTGGTGTGCTAAATAATGCATTCCAAGTGTTATTTCCAACTCTACCGTCAACAATTAATTTATTTGTGTTTGTACTATTCCAATTTTGTTGAAATTGTGTGACCGCATTAAATGTTAATGATCCAAATATACCATCTTCTACTATTGGTGTTGCTGGTCGTAATACTCTATTGAGTCTTTCTTGTATCAGCTTAACATTATTACCCCTAGAGTTACGTTGGTATATTCCACCAGGATATGGTACATTTGGTAATGTTTCTGTTGTTTGATTTAATGCCGCTACTGGTGTTACCGTTGGTATTGTTGGTGTAATATTTGCAGGCACCGACAAGACAGGAGAACTTGTTGGTTGAAACGTTGTGGTTGATACTTGATTTTGTACTCGTTGTTCAAATAATCTACGTTTTTCAGGACCTAAAACTGTTGGATCTATTTTTTCATATGTTATAGTTGCTGTGGATCTGTACCATCGTTGACCATTAATTGTAACTGTTGACGGTCCTGTTGATTGTACCGTTAGTGCCGTTTCAAACCCATTTTCTAATGCGTGTCGTCTATTTTCTGCAGCTACGTCAGATAAAGCTTTTGCTGGATTTTGTCGTACAACTGTTGTTGTTATAGTTTTTTGCTCAAATGAAATATTAAACTCTGTAGCATTTGGTTGTGTTACTGCTTGTTGATTAACTGATGGATTGTTTCTATCGTTGATAACCTGTTGTCTAGTTTGATTGGTTAGATTACTGGTATCATTTGCAACATTTACTAAATTTGTAGCAAATTCTTGTCTAATGTAATCTCTATTGAACGATGCACCAACGGTTCCAACAGACTGAACGAAGTTATTTGTTAGATTTGTTATTTCCGTAATTTGTGTTAAATTTTTTGAGAGAACATCAACAGTTTTTTGTGCTTGTTGATTGATTCGTTCGGAAATGCCTTGTAAAACGTAAAATTTATTATTACGTCTATCGACATACACGGTCTGACCATTACGAGTTATTAATCCAGTTGGCATATAAATTATTGTTGTGTTATTGCTTGTGTTGGTGCAGGTAATTGTGCTCCTGGTCTATCTGGTAAGGTTGCTGGTAAGTCTCCAAGACCATTCTTTCGTGTAATATCCACTCTACTTGATGGAACGATTTCACGTAATTCTTGTGCATTTAAATATCTTCTAGCCGATACCGATTCCTTTAGTTTGTTTATCTTACTTGCTCTCTTCTTTTCTTTATCGTATTGTTCTAATAAACGATTACGTTCACGATTTGTAACATCAGTTGTTTTGCGTATATTTTTGAATAATCTATCTCTTCCTTTGTTTACTTTATTTTGTACTATTGCTTGTTTTGCTAATAGCTCAACTCTAGCAGCACGTAAAGCATTTTTTGCTCGTATAAATCCACGTTGTATTTTATCTTTTTTAGGATCTTCAAATTCAAACCCAGCTTGTTGTACAGCCATATCGTAAGCTTTTTGATTGAACTCCGCATCCTTTTTCATCAGATTATTTAAAAGTTTTTTAAACTTTTTGATAAAATCTGTTTTTGTTGGAGTTAATCTAGGTAACTTTGGAAACTTAGGAAACCGTATCTTTAGTTTTAATTCAGGCAACTTTAAAATCTTACGGAATACATCGATTGCTTTGAAGAATGTTCTTTTTGCTTTTGGATAATCTTCAAATATTACCTTTAATATTGCTCGTTTTGTGTTGTAATAGATTTTTTTAGTCAATTCAAACAATGCTTTTGCTGCGTTGTATAAAGTTTCCAATGCAACTATTCTATTAAATACTACATCAACAACAGCTGTAGCTGCTGCAAGCGGTCCATTAATTAGTGCATTGAAGATTCCTGTAAATTTGTTTATTTGTCCTTCGATGTATTTGACCCATCTATCTAATTTAGCTTGTAATTCTTGTAACTTCTTTAAATCTTCCAAATCTTCTACTAATTTTCTAGTTTTTGGGTCAAGTCCAGCCAATAATGTTTCTCTAGCAGTTCTTCCTCTAAGAATACCATTAATTCTACGACCATCTATATTTCTTCTACGTTGTATAGCATTACCAGCAACTCGTGGTGTATAGTTTGCTAGTCTATCTCTGTTGAATCCTGATTGTTCTAATCTTGCTGCTATTGAGTTTTGTATTATTTGCGTATTTTGACCATACTTCTGTAGTACCGTGCCCGATATTGTTTGTGGCTTGTATGTGGTGATAGCTACTAATGTTTCAAGAGGTAAATTTTTTGGAATTTTTGATATAGTTGGTATTACCGCAGCCGAGTTTGTAGTGTTTTTAATATATGCATCAAAGTAAGCTTCTTTTTCTATTCCACGAGTGTTTATAGTAGCCATAAATTATAGTTTGGAAATTAATTCTTCGTCATATAGCTTACGTAAATCTTTTAATCCAGCATTATTAGCTTGCTGTCTGCCAAATGCAGCCGCTTGTGTACGTCCAACTGTACCCAATCCTCTAACATTCTTAAACGATTCGTTTGCTGGTAAATCACCTGCCATTGTACGTTCATTAGTTTTCATAGCAAAGGTATCATTTGATGCCCACATTGGATTGAATGGATCTGGGAATACCATATACTTCGTGTACACTACCAATAATCTAGCTATCAACGCTGGATTTACTATTCCTGTTATTCCTAGTGTTAATGGTTGCGTGGACATAAGAGTACGTAGTAGTTCCATCAAAAACATCTTCAATGGTTTTGCTAATACGATTGGTGACGCTAACGAATTGCGACCACCTAAAAATATTTCATTACCCAAAACAGTAATGTTTCTATCACCACTTATGGTCACATCTCGTTTGGTTGCGATGAGGATATCCTCTTTACCAGTAATATCTAATGTTTTTTCTGAGAATAAATTTATTTCGTTTGGCGTTTTTAGAATTATTGGACCTGATGTATCTACTGTAATTCCATCTTCTAACGCATTCATATGTATTCCTTTTTTTGCAAATAGGAATATGGATGTTGCTTTAGAATTAAAAATCAATCTATCTGAATTGATTAGAATAGATGCACCGTCAAAGGCAACAGGTTTATCAAGTACAGAACGTAAATGAATATTTGTACCAAATGTGGCTGGTATTAATCCAAGTATTTGTTTTGATACCATCCACATTGAGCTAGGGTCGGTATTCAAAGATTCATTTGTTAACGCTTGTGGCCCACCATCTTCTGTGCTTCTTCCTGTTTCAGGTCCTTGTCCAACACGAATGATAATATTTGGGTTTTGCTCACCAAAGGACGATTGTATCATTTGACTACTACCAAGACGGATAGATTGTCCATATCGTCCTTGGTATAATATATCACCTTCAAAAGCTTTTAATGGATTTACTTTTGCTTCTTTAAAATCCTTTCCTACTTTGTTTGGATTAACTGTAGCTTGTGTTAATACGCCGAGTGCTGATGCTCGTTTGTTTTGTAGTATTTTACTAGTTGATACCGATTGGAGAAGTCCTGTAATTGGAGCGGCGTTCTGTGTAATTTTTCGTTTGGTGTTAAGTGGACCGATATACCAGTAGGTGCCCAACATTTTAAATACCAAGACATACTCACCTACTAATGGATAAGAAGTTTGATATGGTAAAAGTGGGTCTGCCCAAGGTAAATTATTACTATCCACACCCTTATCTGTATTGATAAACCTAATTT